AAGAGTGATATCTGGAAGAATATGTTTGACCAAGTCTGTAGTGAATCGATATCGAGTTTAATTCGTTCCGGTGTGGAAATACCAAAGGAACAAACAGACCGTCTGCGTTTATTATCAAAGTCGTGGTCCGTTCGTCCTATGTCCTATCGTCAATTCTCCAATCTGGTTGCGGGTAAGAACGACCTATATGACAGTATGGTGAAACGAAACGGTAAAGAAGACCCATTGCGTCGCACACTATTGATTATCGATGAAGCACATAAATTATACGGCGGAAGCGACTTGTCTGAACAAGAAAAACCGGACATGGATAAATTACATAAGACATTGATGAAATCGTATCGTGTATCCGGAAAGGATTCCGTTCGTGTATTGTTGATGACGGCCACGCCATATACGAATGAACCGATGGAGATGATACAATTATTGAACTTGTTACGTGGCGAAAATGAACAATTGGAAGTCGATTATGAACAGTTTGCAGATAAATATTTGGATGAAGACGGTCATTTTACAAAGAAGGGTCGCTTCCAATTCTTGAACGATATTGCGGGATATGTGAGTTACTTGAATCGCGAACGTGATGCACGACAATTTGCTCAACCGAAATTGCATGTTCTTAATTCGATGATGTCGTCGAAAGTCGAAAGAAGTGTAAAGGATATCCGTGCGGAATATAAACCAAAATTGGATGAATTGAAGGAACGCGAAAAGACACAGACGGCAGAAAATAAAAAGACGACGAAGGAATTCAAGGAAGAAGAAAAGAATTTGCGCGATAGTTGTAAGGGAACACGCGGAAATGCTCGTAAGGAATGTTTCGATAAACTGAAAGATAAATTCGACGAACTTAATAAAAAGAAGGAAGAATATAAGACGAAATCGGAAGAGACGGAAAAGAAGACTGCTGAAGAAAAGGAAAAAGTCAAAGCGGAATTAGATGAAGAACTCAAGAAAGCGAAGATTCCTATTTTCCAGAATCTTGTCCTTAATAAAAAGTGTAGAGTATTCGAAGGTCCGTCGATGTCGCAATCGAGGGACCGTTCGATGTCCCGTAGTCGTTCTCGTTCGGCGTCTCGATCGGCATCGCGTTCTCAACCTAGGTCGCAAGAACAACAGAGACGACAACGAGAAGAACGCGAAAGCAACCAACGTGCATATGAAGAGAAACGTCGTCGTGAAGAAGCGGAACGAAAGGAACAAGAAGAAAAAGAATCTGAACTATCATTACCAAAGACTCCGACGAGACCATCCGGTGATACCGATAGTAAGGAACGATTGGCAAATTATATGTATCATGAATTACGTCGTATTGAAAAACGAACAGGTCGCATGCCACGGAGTGTCGATGTCATCGGTATTGCATCGCGATTGTTCCCTGGATTAAATGAAAAACGATACAAGTTATTGTTACATCCGGACAAATGTGACGACTGCAGTGAAAATGCACGTAAGAAGATGAATTATGTATTCCAATGTCTAATCCGTCGATAGACTACTAGGTCACTAGTATCGCGGATAGTCCATCATAACATTCATGATGAAACAAATGTTCATTGTTTCATTATAGATGAGTGTCTATGTTCGTCGATAGACGCGTTCTTCAACGACATCGTAGTCTTCATTGCTGTGTGCCCATTCTGCTAATACACACAAGGCAGTTTCACGTCGATACCATTGGTGGTCAATATATTGGACCGTATCGATACGTAATTGCCGATTATTGGTTTCATACAACATCTGTTCTTGTAACCATATTTCCGGGTCTATCTCCGTATCGTAATTAAATTGCAGACCTTCTTCTGTGATGATATCGTTAATATGACGATAATTACAATCCTTTGCATACTGTCGTTTTATACGATTTAACCAATCGCGCTTTTTCTTTGCGAGTGCCAATTGGTAGTCCCATTGTTGTTGCTCTATGTATTTCGCATTCTTCTCTTTACGACGATTTGCCTTTTCCTGTGTATTGATTTCAGACATCGATGCGGTTTTAATCGTATCAATGACCTCCTTCTTGGTTCCCCATACACTTTTGAGTTTATTCGCGAAGGATGTCGTATCGGATGGTGCTGACGCGGATGCGGTCACGGATTCCGGTGCAAGGTCTGGGAATTCAGCTGCGGAAGACAATTCCGGTTTCTTCGGTTCTTCCTTTTCAGGTTCTGGTGGATAACGGGAGGTCGATGAACGTGACTGTCCGCCGGTGTGTCTGCACGAGTGTGTTTGTAATTTTTTAAGTGTCTCAAGTGACCATGTTCCTGCACCGGTTCCTACAGGTTTTCTTGAGTAGTCACGTGAGTCACGGGAGTCCCTAGAGTCCCGTGTGTCGCGATTTCGGTTACTGCGAAATTCTTCTTCCGAGTTTGATTCATCGCGTGTCGTGGTCAATGTGTCGGATGACCTCTGGAATACCGGTTTTTCTTGTTCGCGCATACGTAAGATGTCACCACGTGTCAATGTTCGTTCCTTCGGTTGCGATGATGTAAAAGAAATAGAACTAGGTGAATCCGTTACCGGCGTAGGAGTATGAGTAGGAGGAGTTGGAGTTGAAGATGCGAACGACGGTGGTTTTCCCCATCGTGTATTGGAATGCGACGATTGCGAAACTTCGATTGCGGAGGATTGGACGGTTGCATTCGACAATCCTTTTTCAGATAATAGTTTGTGTAATGAAGATACACGAAGTGTCATGATTGCGACGAGTGTTCGTTCGTTTCCGTGTGATAAATGCAGAGAAAGATAAAATGTAGGAGTATTGCGTTGTGTATTCTACAATCACTGCATCACTTTAGACGGTTTATTATTGTTATCGCTTTATTGCTTTACGAATACGATACATTGTGCAATCAATATGATGAACCGACTTTAATACATACTGGGTCTGTTTCATAGAACCGACTTTGGTATAAACTTCGCGGATTCGATTGTCTAATTGTAATTGTTGGGTTTCATCGGAACCTGGTTCAATCGTGTACTCCCTAGAGTCTCTGACGGTGTCTTCCGTAGATTCTCTGACTGTCTCTCGATGCGCGACATACTCGTAATTCAGTTCTACACCATCGGATGTCTGACGATAACCGTGTATGCGCAAGTTGCCATGATGAACATTGAGATGGCACGGTTCGCACAATTGAACAAGGTTGTGTAATTCATTCTTATGAAATATTCCGTCGATGAGACCGGTGTCCTTGTCCGCAGTATGTTGCTCCTTGATATGATGGACTTCTTCTGTGTTCTTACCGCAAATACTACACTTATTAATAATGACATTCCGATTATAGACCGACGTTTTCTTACCAACAAACTGTTCGGATAACCCCATGCGTCGCATCCGTATCTGATTTGCCAGTTCGAGAAACCCATTGTCGAGGTCGAGGGCACGTGCGACTTCTAAACCATATACCGCAGTTCCGCTACCTTCCCGCAATTTTCGATGGTATATAATCTTCTTCGTTGCAGGGTCGTATTCCGTCGCGAGATGCATATGACGTATTCCATTACACTCCAATACTTCATCGAGTGTCGCGAGGTCATGCAAATGTGTCGCAAATAAGAAACTCGACTGCCGACGATAGAGATGCACGAGTGTCGCACCCACGATGGCGACGCCGGATGTAGTTTCTGTTCCGGAGCAGAGTTCGTCACCTAATACGAGTGTTCGTCCACCTGCCTTCTTTAGAATGGCACGGAGTTCTGACATTTCAACCGCAAAAGTGGATTGTCCTTTGAATAGATTATCGCGTGTCTGGATACGAGTGCATATTTGCATATATGGGTTGTATCGAAAGGACGATGCGGGAACGAAACTTCCACACTGTGCCATGACAACCGCAAGGCCGATACTCTTCATCAGACTGGATTTACCGACGGCATTGAGGCCGTATAATAGGATTCCGCATGTCTTGTCCGTTCCAAGTGACACATCATTTGCGACATATTGAACCACGGAGGATAGTCGTTCGATAATCGGATGGCGTATGTCTCTTGCATCAACGAAACTGCGGGAGGGCGAATCCGCCGATTCTTCAATGACGGGACGACAATATCCATATTCGACGGCCGACTTTGCAAAACTACACAAGTAATCACAACGAGCAATTTCTTCGGATGCAGTGTGCCATAATTCGTGATATTTACTTGACAACTCGGTCAAACATGTATCATATGCGTCCATACACTTGCGATTCATCGCGGTTTCAAGTCGTGCGCGTTCATAGGACAATTGTTCCAATTCGGGAAAGACGATACGCATCGAAGATGCCGAACTCTTGAATTCGAATTTATCAGTGTTGATAGAGAGAATAACCGTATCGAGTGGATTTTCTGGATTTTCAACGCGGACCTGAATGGACTTGCGCAATTTCAGTTTTTCTTTCAATCCACTTCCGCGTGATGTTGATGTCGATAAGAAATCACCGTCGCGGTCGGTGGTTTTCCATTCGATGACGGTTTGGTCAATTGTGCGGCGTTCGCCGGTGATTATATACGACAATTCGCATTGTATCGCATACATCTTACGTCGTATGTATGTCAAAGAGTTTTCCAATTCGTCCAAATCGGGATAATGCCCGGATGGGAAGATATTCTGTGTAATTTGATTGCGGGATATATGTGCCATCCGCGATAGTGTGAAACGATTGCAATAGTCGGTAATTGAATCTTCGAATGAGGACAACCATGATGGAACTTTCGACTCAATTGTCGTATAATACTGTTTCAATGTCTGGACCGCACTGCGATGACTCACTTCAATTGCAATCCATTGACTTGGGTGAATGAGTTTCAATAGAATGCGACGATGATAGCGGTCGAGGTCGATCATTAATTGCATACTCTTACGGATGGATTGGTAAGGACGGGATTCCGAAGGTGTTGCCATCAGATGTGCGACGATGTCATAACGGCGGTTAAGTTCAGTGGTTTCGACGATGGGATGTGCAATACACTCGCGTAACTTACGTCGTCCCATCGCGGTTACCGTATGGTCTAATACGTCCCACAACGATTGGATTGATTGCGACGAGCGCGATGAGGTAGATGTGGATGAAGTGGAGGACATCGATGACATCGATGACGGTGGTGGAATGATATGGAGTTGGTCCATCGCGTCATAGGAACATTCCATAAACCGTGTAGATTCCCATTGCGTCGGTTTATTCCATTTTTCAATATAGGATTCATTGTGTTCATAACAGAATTCAACGAGATAGACGAGCGACAATAGAGCAAACGGCATACATTCGAGACCGAGGTATTCAATCGGTGAAAGCATCTTTGTCTGCGGGAATACACGTCGGAGGAATTCGCATTGGAACTTGGGTTGTTCAAAATGGGCAAATTCTCTGGAGGAATACATATTGTAATGAACGGCAACATTGCGTAATTCGAGAGAATGGATGAATTGTTGGATGGTCGCGGAATTGGAATTGTCTTGGGAGATTCCTTTGAAATGGACGATGATTTCGACGGGGCGTATCATATTGACAAGGCGGTAGATTTCATCGGTTGCATGATGCATGTCATCCGAAGTTGAATGAGTCTCGTAAATATACGACTCACCCGTTGTTACATCGACGGATGCAATGCCGACGAACCATAACGGGCGATATGTTGCGGTCTTATGGTCTTGTATTTCCTCGATATAAATAGAGAGAACGTGGTTGCTCACATTGGTCGTATCCATATACACACCAGGTGACAGAATCTCGGTAATCTTGCGTTGCGGTTCCTTTTTACCAGAGACGATGGTCATTTCTTGTTCGACCTTGATAATCGTATATCCGTATCGCAAGAGGATATCCTTCCATTTATCGAAGGAGGCACTTGGGAATCCTGCCATTAATGGGTTCTTTTCAGAGACGGGTTGGAGTTTATCGCATTTTTTTGTAACATTGAGATTCGTGATATCGGCAACTTCGTATATACGACCACGCGAAATGGGATTGTCTGCGGAATCGTCGCGAACGACGCCGTATATTTCGAAGAAACTGCCCACTTCCATAAGGACGATGGTCTTACTGCCGTATTTCGATTCGTAGCGTTCTTGTAATTCAAGATAGTCGTCAATGAGGGTCATCTTGTTAAAGTATCTATTATAGATGGTGTGTTCGTTTTAAGTAGCGACGTCGGTTGCATGTGTTCGACGTTTCTTACTCGAAGTTCGTCGCGTGTGCGATTTTTGCACGATAGATGGTGTGGATTTATGTGAAATATGTATCCCATTACATAGACTTGCAAGGAGAATCTTGTCAATACCGTCAGGCATTCGTTCGAATAGGTGGATATGTTTGTTAATATATGCATTCCATCGCGATTCTGTTAGGTAAGGTGGATGGATTCGTTCCCAATTCGATAAGGAAAAGGAAAAAATAATAGGACGATATTGTGATTTACTGGTGGCAATCGTCCATTCTACTTGGTTTGAACGGCGTTTCAATGATGACGTCTTTGATTTTCGCGAGGTTGTCGTGGACATCTTCGATGTGGTCTCGGACATCTTCACGGACATTTTGGATGTGTTCACGGACGTCTTTGGATGTGTCTTCGATATCGAGCGCGATTGCGACTTTATCGGGGTATTCGACAGTGACTTCATAGGGGTATTCGTCAGTGACTTCATAGGGGTATTCGACAGTGACTTGATAGGGATATTCTTATTAGACGTCATAGGGGTATTCGTCAGAGACTTCGTAGGGATATTCGTCAGTGACTTCATAAGGGTATTCGTCAGAGACTTCGTAGATGTCTTTGTGTTTGTGGTTTTGAATACGTCAAGAACATTTGATATAGACCGACCCGGTTCTTTTTTTATAGTAATCGTCTTCGATTCCGTCTGTGTAGGTTGTGAAGACGAAGACTTGAAAGATGACGAAGGAGTTCGCGTATTGAATTTTAAATCGGATAGAAAACCAACGGGTGACGACTTTGATGCCGGCGGACGTACATCATACGTAGGACGACTGCGATGCGATGATATCCGGTCTCTCTTCGTAACTCTTATAGATACAGGACTATCCTCTGGAATATGAACTTTTGCAGGTGCCTTATACTTGCGACGTTGTAGTTGTGAAAATTCGTCAGTTGGATGAACCTGTGCCGGTGCGAATGACGACATCGTATGATTCGAGTTTCGCTTTTGCATGAACGACGCAATTCGCGATGCTTCCTTTTCGATACGTTGGATAGATTCTTTTTCGGGGATTGGATTCGAACTGGTTGTCGGAACATATACGCCTCGTGGTCCTTGACCAGTCCCTTTCGATACAACGACTTTTTCACCGAGTTCGATGCCTTCAAACTTACCTTTTTTCGACGAATTCCTACGAGGTATCATATTGTGTAGTGTATAGTGTATATCTATATGTGTATTCAGAAAATCCATATCGAAATCTTCCGAGCAAGACTTACATAAAAAATATATGGTGGTGGTTTATATATGGTTTATGTAAGTATCGTGTATTAATCGCGTGTTAAATCGATGACATCCTCGTCGTCAGATTGTTCATTTTGATGCAATTCCGGATGAAAGACATAGTGACGGAATTCATCTTCCTGCAAGACTTGTGAATTGGTTAGCATTGCATCACGGACTTTTGTCGTTGCACGTTGAATATCTTTTACAACGAGGATACTGTTTTCGCGAATACGTGTCCCAATACGTCCGCCCATCGCAGTCAATTGCTCTTCGAGTTCCTTATCGCGGAAACCACTAAATACGATGGTCTTGCCACGAACACGTTTCAATATAATTTCGGAATATTGAGTGGTCCCGGATGATGACGCGGAAGACTCGGATGCTGACGACCCGGATGACGATGTTGTACTCGTGGATACCACTGGACGATTTTCGATATAGGATTGAACTGTCTTGGCAACGTTGGATGTCGGGAACACACGAATGAACCATTCCACTTCCTTTATCATGGTCTCGATATTTTCAATGACACTCGCGACGGATTTGTTACTGAATCCATCGACATCCGCAACTGCATCGGATAGTGACATTGATGTAAGACCTGAACGACGATGAAC